ACGAACATTTGCAAATAATTTCTAATAAATAATCATCTTTTATATTTATTCCTACTATTTTCACTCTTTATCTTCTCCTTGTAATATGTTTAATAAATCTCTTACATATACATAGTCAAACCAAGCATCACTATAACCATCATCATCTATACCTTCTATTTTATTTTCTTTAATATATTCTATTGCTCTATCAACTCTTAATTTATAATCTTCATACATTTTCATTATCTTTATTGCACTTTCTTCATTTTCTTGCATTCCTTTTATGGTTTCTTGTTGTTCTATTATTTTATCTATCACTCTATCATCTCCTTAAATATTGCCATAAGAACATTTACAACTATACTATCTCCTGCAAGATGGTATAAAGAACTATCACTTTGATTTTTCTTTACTTTATCAAAATCTTCATCTTTTACTCCCATTAATCTAAAACATTCTCTTGGTGTTAATTTTCGTATTCTTAAATTATTATCAATAACACCATTTAAATCACACCTAGTTGTTAATGATGAAGTTGTGCCATCATCTTTTATATTTTCATTATATGTTTCTATAAAACTTCCATCTTTAATTTTATGTTTATTTTTGTTTATTGCATTTTCTATATTTTTATTTACCAAATTATTTACAACTACACCATTATTCTCCCCACCTTTTGTTGATAATGTTTGTTTTAAACCTTTTTGAACAGTACCACGATGATATTCCATTCTTGATGATATATCTATGCCATCTCCATCAACTGCTTCTAAATACCCTTTTGCTGTTGCATTTTTTATTAAAATCATTCCAGCAGCATAAGCACCACTTCTTGTAGTTAATGTAGGAGATATATTGCTTTTATCAGTTTTTTCCATATTTTCAAGTGGTTTCTCATAAGCATTCCAACTTTGAATATCGTTTATTTGTTTATCACTTAAATAATACTTTTCATCAACATTATCTTCTAACATATCTTTTAATTTTAATTTAAGTGGTATAGGTTTAGGAAATGTGTAATTATAATCTCCTAGAATACTTACCATAAACGTTCTATTTCTTGTTTGTGGTATTCCATAATCTGTTGCAATTAAATCTTGCCAATAATTCTTATAACCTAGTTCTTCTAGTCTTAATTGCCATTTATTAAAATCTTCAACATTATCTGCACCATGTACTTGTGGCACATTCTCCATTAAAAGTATTTGTGGCATTGTTCCTAGTTCTTTACATTCAGTAAGTATTCTTTCAACTTCCCAAAGCATACCAGAACGAGTAGATGTATCACTCATACCTTTACCTTTACCTGCTAATGATAAATCTTGGCAAGGAAATGAATAAGTTAAGATATAATCATATTTATCAGTATCTACTATTTCTAAATCTTGACCTTTAACTTGTTGTATATTTACTAAATTATGTGTTGTTTGGATGTTATTATATATAGTTCTTGCTTGCTTATCATTTAACCTATTTATTTGCCCCATAGTCATTGGTTCATTGTAATTAGATGAAATACCTTTGTTAAATAAAAACTCTTTTATTTGCCCTATTTCTAGGTCTTTGGAGTAGTCTTTTGTATCTTCTTCAAAATGTATGTCTTTATATGTCTGAATTGATTTAACAGCCCATTCACATATTTTCCAATGTTTGAAGTCTACTCCTAAATACTTTAATGCTAATGCTTGACTACCATAACCACTAAACATTTCTATAAGTCTTATTGGTTTAGTTATCTTATATGTAGGGTATAACATTTCAAATATATTTGTTTGTCCTTCTAACATAAACACCTACTAAAATGGATAATCTTCTTCACTTATTTCTATTTGTCCTGTTTTATCAAAATCAGTTTTTGTTGTTAATTGGTCTAATGGCATATCTTTCTTTTCAAAGAATTCTATATTATTTACAGCTATTTCTGTTATGTATTTTTTTATTCCATTTGATTCATAATTTCTTGTTTGTATTCTACCTTCTACACCTATAAGACTTCCTTTATCTTGATACTTACATAAATTTTCAGCTAACGTATTCCATACTACACAACTTATAAAATCTGTTTGTCTTTCCCCATCTCTTACTATTGGACTATTTACTGCTAAATCAAATTTACATACACAATTATCATTTACTTTTTTTAATTCAGGTTTTTTTGTTAATCTTCCTGTGATCCATACTTTATTCATTTTCTTTTTTCCTTTCTACTATTTCTTGCACTTTATTCATTTCTTCTAGAGTTATATGAGAATGCACTAGATAATCTAAAATATCTTCTATCTTGTCTTGTAAATCATATCTTATATTTTCTAGTTCTAGACATCTTTCATATAATTCTTCTACTTGATATTCTGGTGTCATTTATTTACCTACCTTTTCTAATCTTTTTGTTAATAATTCTATTGCTTCTTTTCTTTGTTTGAAATTTAATTGATTATCTGCACTTACATCAAAATACTTATAAAATTCTGCTCTATCAAAATTATCATCTTGTTCTTCATTTTCTCTTATTAGTTTTTGTAATTCTAAAAACTCTTTATTTAATTCTTTTTCTTTTTCTTTTGTTAATAGTTCAAATCTACTATTTCCTTTGTTATCTCTTATAACTAAATTGTTTATACATCTTTTGTCATCATAACCTATTAAATCAACATAGAACTTTGTTTTAGTTGTATATTTATTATTCTTTTCAAAAAACTCTTTACTTTCTTCATCTTCTTTTTTTTTTACACCCATATCTTTTCTTGGAAATATAAATATACTTGGTGCTGTATATAGTTCTCTACCTATTCCCCAATTGAAACATGCTCTTTTAAAGCTATCACTTGCTAAACCTTTTTCTTGTTCGGTAAAACTTTCTGTTCCAGTATCTTCTTTCTCTACCCATTGTTTTTTTTCTTCATCCCATATTCCTACTATGCAATTTGCATTATCTCTTACATATCTTTTTTGCCAATTCATACATCCTACTGTTTCATCTAATATGTTTTGGTCTACTCTTGCATCTTTGTATAAAAGTAAGGTGCAATAATTACTTGCTATTTGACTTACTCTTACATCTATTTCATTTTCTCTTAATAATCTAAATTCCATAATTATTCTCCTAATCTATATTCTTTATATTTTATTTTTTTACCCTGTTTATTTATCTTTGTGATCCATTTATCAGTTATTAAATAACCTTCTTTTCTTAATTCATATATTGCATGTTGTAAATCAACTATTTGTAATTTCATAAAACATTGAAAACTATTTATTGTTTTATTTAGTTCTAGAAACTTTAGAACTGCTTGTGTTTGACTTTGATACATCTTTTTTTACCCCTTTCTTTTTTAATTCAATTATTAATTGTTCTTGTTCTTCTAATTTTTGTTCCCATATTTGTTTTTCTTTTGTATTAATTCTTCTTTGTGTATTTAATTCAATTTGTTTCTTTTCTAAATCTTCTTTTGCTATTTCATATTTAAGTAATAATGTATTATATTTTTTTCTTGTTTTTAAATGTTCGTATATTGACTTTAAAAAACTCATCTTAATTCCCCTTTCAAACTTTTTAATTCATATTTAAGACTTTCTAATATTTCTTCTTTTGAATATTCTTCTGCTACTGATATTTCTTCTATTGCTTGTTTAAACATTTCGTATGCTTCTAAATTGTCTTTTGTATAATCTTCTTCTTCTCCCCAATGTTTCATATCTTCATATATTTTTTCTTGCATTTCTTAATTTCTCCTTAAATTCTAATTTTTTATCTTTGTAATAGTAATTGCCACATAATTTACATAACTTTTTAGGTTCATTTTTTGCCATTAAAAATGTATGTCCGCATTTGCATTTAACTATCCAATTTTGATAATAGGATGCTTTTATTTCTTCTTTAGAACGTTTCCTACCAGAACTAGTTCTTTTTCTTACTCCATAGATCATATTGTTTTATATGCTTCTTCTAGTTCTAATTTAGTAGGTGGATATTTAGCAAGTAGTCCATCTATAACATCTTGTCTTTTATTTTCTAGTTCTTCTCTTGTTAAGTTATGCCCTTTACTTTTAGCTACACTTATTAAGTATTGAATATCTAAACATTTATCATAATGTCTTTCATATTCACTAAAAGGCATCCATCTATGGCATAAATTACATTCGACAGTATATTTTGCATTCTTCATTGTTTCTTTTTCTTCGTGTGTATATAAACCACGAATGAAAGTATGTGGTTTAGGTGCTATATCAGGATAATCTTTTAAATAATCTTTAAGATGTTCTTCTGCATCTTCTAAATCATAGTTTTCCATTGATTCAGTCCATGCTTCTATAACATAGTCATCTATAAAAAATTGACTGTTATAATAACCTTTTATTTTATTTAATAATTTACTTACTTCACTTTTCTTCATCTTTTAGCATCTCCTTTAATAATCGTTGTTCTCTTTCATAACGACTTTCTTTAACTTCATATTTATTTTTGTAATATGAATTTCTTTTGTTATTAAAATTTTCATCATCTTCTATGGCTTGTTGTAATGTAGTAATATTGTTCTTTTGATATGAATTAAGAATTGCATTTATATAATTGATATTGAATTTGTTATTCAATACAGCTTTCTTAATTGCATATCTTGTAAGTTCTGTATCTTCCCATTGAGATACAATTTCATATTGAATTGGAGTTAAAACAAAACCATTTTCTTGTAAAAAATCAAAAATCGTATTAGTAGTAGTATATATACTTGTAATATTATTACTTGTATTATTCTCTTTGTGCTTTTGGCAATACCCCCCATTGTCTTTTGTCAATACGTATTGATATTTGTCAATACCTATAATTTTGATAACTCTTTTCTTAATTTCTTTACCTTTTCTTTCATAATTTACTTCTATATATTTTTGGTTTTCTAATTCTTTTATCCATTTACTTATAGCTGATGGATCTACATTGTATAATCTTGCAAAATAATTATTAGATGCAGTACATTCTCCATATTTACTAGACAATGCAGTTATTTCTCCATACATTAATTTTGTGTTAGCTTTTAAGTTTTCATCATATCTTACATTTGCTGGTATAATTGCATAATAACTTGGTTTTTCTTCCATAACCTACTCCCAAATATATTGAAAAAATAATTCAAGTGTTCCAATGGCAATTAAATCTAAAAAGAAACCAAAATATGTTAATTGAATTACTTCCCCTGAAAATAAAGGAATAATTCCCCAAAATATAAAATCGTGTATTAATAAAATTAATGATAAAATTGCAGATAATAACATAACTACTTTGAAGAAATTTATTCTTCTTTTTCTAATTCTTTTTTTCATTTTCAAAACTCCTTTCCATTTTTTTAATATTTGTGTTATAATTAAAGTGAGAATTCTTTATGCAGGGTTCTCTTTATTTGTATTTAAGTAGTTTTTCTTCCCCTATGTAATTTTTTAATAATTCGTAGGATATGTGATAACTCCATTTAGAAGAAATTTTCACAGCACTTCCAATAGGGAGTGTTTTTTGTTGTAACCCTACTCTAATAAATTGTTGGGAAACACCTAATATTTCAGCAACTACTTTAACTGGAATATTTTTAATTTCTTTCAAATTAATCACTCTCCTTTACTCCATTTTGGAGTATTCTAGGTAAAAAAATATCTTCTACTGTCAAATCAAAATATTTAGCAATAGTAAACATTTCATCACATTTAAACTGAATTTTACCTATTTCTTTATCACTAAAAGTTCTTAAAGATACTCCTATTAAATCAGCTAAAACCTTTTGACTTATGTGATTCGACTTACGTAAACCAATTAAATTACTTTGAACCATCATTACACCACCTTTCTTGTCTTAACTTAATTCTACTTTAACACCATTTTGGAGTAATGTAAATAGAAAAATGAAAAAAAAAGAAAAATATTTCTATTTTGGTGTAAAGTTATGTTAAACTTATTATATGAAAGGAGTATAGTATGGAAATAAATAAATATTGTGCTGACAAGTTAAAACAATTAAGAGAAAGAAAAAATATTACTCAACAAGAATTAGCAGATGATTTAAAAATAAATCAACAACAAATAGCAAGATATGAAAATAATCAAAGACAATTTAAACAAGATTTTCTATTCACATTAGCAAATTATTTTAAAGTATCTATAAATGAATTTTTTCCACCTACTAAATATGATAATGCAGAACCAATAATAAACACTGTTAAAATAGCAATATATGGATCTATAAAAGCAGGTATTCCTTTAGAAAGTCAAAATGATATAATCGACTATTTAGAAATTTCTAAAGATATAGTTAAGGATAGAAAAATATTTGGTTTAAAAATAAGTGGAAATAGTATGACACCAAAATATGAAGATGGGGACATTGTTTTATTCGAGCAAACTAATGACATTGAAACTTACAAAAATAAAGACTGTGCTGTTATGATAAATGGAACAAAATCTACATTCAAAAAAGTAATAATTAATGAAAATGGAATAATTTTACAACCATACAATATGGAATATGAAATGATGATATATTCAAAAGAAGAAGTAGAAAAACTTCCTATAGTTATTTTAGGTAAAGCTATTAAGAAAGTAAGTGATATAAATTAATATTGAAGAAAAAAATAAAATAGATTTTTGGAGTATAAAAATGACTTATGAAGATTATGAAAAAGAAGTTTATAAAAAATATAAAAAAGGATATAAAGATTTAATTTTATTTGCTACTGATATGGAGAATCTACAATTTTATTTTTATGAATATATAGAACGTGCTAAACTAATTAATTATGATTATACAGATATATTAGAAAAACAAAAATTTTATTTAAAAGAATTTATAAAATATTTTGCAGAAGAAAAAAAGAAAAATAATAAAGATTTAATCAAAAAAATAAAATATATACAAACCCACATGGAATACATAAGAAAATATGTATATATTTAGAAAGGAAGTGTTATTATTAGACTACCAAATGGATATGGTTCAGTTTATAAATTAAGTGGTAAACGAAGAAACCCTTATGTTGCTAAAATAACTACTGGATGGGATAATCAAGGAAAACAATTATATTTAACGTTAGGATACTTTGAAACAAAACAAGATGGACTTAATGCACTAGCTGAATATCATAAAGAACCTAGTTTATTCAAATCTAGATCATTAACATTAGAAGATATTTATAATATGTGGTGGAAACAAAAAGAAAATCAAATATCTAATTCTACTATAATTGCTTATAATTCTGCTTGGAAAAATTGTAAAGGACTTCATAAAGAACCATTTAGTGATATAAAATTAGTTCATCTACAAAATTGTATGGATAAATTAGAAGATAAATATGGGGCAAAAAGAGATTTAAAAGCACTGTGGTCGCAAATATATGATTATGCAATAGCAAATGATATGGCAAATAGAAAATACACATCATATTTGAATTTAGGAAAACATATAGTAAAAACAACACATAAACCATTTACTGAAGAAGAAATAAAAACATTATGGAATAATATAGATAGAATGGAATACATTGATGTTATTTTAATATACATATATACAGGGTTTAGACCTATCGAATTATTAGAAATAAAAAGAGAAGATGTTAATTTACAAGAAAGATATATAAAAGGTGGAGTTAAAACAGAATCAGGTAAAAATAGAATAGTTCCTATTCACTCAAAGATTTTCAAATATGTAGAAAAATGGTATAATAAAGGTAATGAATACTTGATTACAAATAGTCAAAATAAAAAAATGTTATATCGTAATTGGAAAGATGAAAAATTTGGAAAAATAATGGAACAATTAGATATGAAACATTTACCCCACGATACAAGACATACATTCGCTACATTAGGAGATAATTATAATATGAATAAATTATGTATAAAAAGAATAATGGGACATGCAAGTAAAGATATAACAGATAAAGTATATACACATAAAGATATAGAACAACTTAAAACAGAAATAGAAAAAATTTGTTAGTTATGTGTTAGTTGCTTGTTAGTTATGTATACGTTTTTATAGGTTTTTAGACACATTTAAACAAAATAAAAACGTTGATATATAATAATACCAACGTTTTGGAAACTTGTTGATTTTAACGTTTTGAGAATTGTATATGTTGATAAATAAAAGAAAAAATAACATTTTGTTAGTTATATGTTAGTTATTGAAAGGAGCTTATACTTACTTATGAAGAACAAATCGAGCAAATTAAGACAATTAGAAAAGAATAGAAGAAGTGTGTTTTATGATGATCTGTCAACATGTTGTTATTGTGGTAGCACTTATCAAATGACAAAACACGAAATATTTGAAGGAAGGAATAGACAAAACTCTATGAAGTATGGGTTTGTATTACCTTTATGTTTAAAATGCCATAGACAATTACAAGAAGATTTAATATTTAATAAAAAATGGCAAATAAAAGCTCAAACATACTTTGAAGAATATATAGGAACAAGACAAGATTTTTTAAATATATTTAGAAGAAATTATTTATAAAGTTGTCATAAAATGTCAGTAATATAGACTTATAATATAATTGTAAAATGAAATATATTGTGTTTCTTATATACTCCTAATAAATTAAGCAAATTAATCACCTTATATTTATATCTTTTATTTCATTTTATATTCTGCACTTATCTATTACCCCAAGATAAGTGTTTTTTGTAAAGGGGAGATAGAATGAAAAATACATCTAAAAGAATGTTAAAACTTTACGAACCTATTTCTAATTTAGACTGGATGAATTACCACCTAGTAAAAGAAGAAATAACATTACATCATATAAAGAAAAAATGTGATGGTGGAAAAAAAGAAATGAGTAATCTTGCTCTATTAATGCCTACAGGACACCAATACTTGCATTTAATAGAATGTATAGATATAGATACTTATTTAGAATTAAATAATTTGTTTAAAATCATAAATTTGCAACAAAAAGAACCTACATTAATGCAACGTGGAGTGATAGAAGATATACTATTAACTTTTGAAGAAATACATCGATGGGATAAAGGTAGAGATGGAGAATTGCTAATCAAGAAAAAGTATTTGAAAAGGTGGTAAATATGGGAAAAACAATATATGAAATGACTTCGATAGAATTAATTATGTTGCTACAAGAAGTAGAAAGTCAAGAATTAAGAAATAGAATTATATTAGAGATAACTTATAGAATGTATGTGCCATTTAAAGATAAGACATTCGAAGAAATATTAGTAGAGAATGGTTATAAAGTTATCGATAAAGGTAAGACTTTATAGGTTGCATAGAGTAGATAAACTTAATGTAGTATTCATTAGCCCATTTAGAGACTAACTATGGGACACGAAGTAAATCTATTTTTAAGGGAATGAAAGTTATATTTGGTTAGTCAAAACGAATAATTCCATATCTATTCTATGGTGCTTATAAAGCACCCATTAGATCACTTTTCATTTTTTAGTCATCTTATAGGTGACATCCAATTCGTAAACCCCTAGATAAGTTTATGAGTTGGCTGATGCTTATAAGCATTATAGGAAGGAGAATGTATGAAATACGAATTTGTAGAAGTAGATGAAGATATTACTGAATTAAGATACAAAGATAAGTCTTTTCAAGCAAAAAGAAATTTAGAACTTGTAAAAGAATATGAAGATGTAGAAAGAAAAGCAAAACTTCAATTTATTGCTGATTTAAAAAAAGAAGGTTTATCAGTTCAAGATTTAGTGAGTGAAAAAAAAGAAGGAAACAAAACAAAAGTAGATTATTCTAATGTAGATTATTTACAAAAAGAATATGTAGAATCACAAAAATTAAAGTTCTTTAATGATTTTTGCAAATCTATAACAGGAATGTCTATAGAAGAACTTATTTTAGATATTGGGTTAAAAGAAGAAGAATGCACTCAATTTGGTTATGATTTTTCTCAAATGATTATAGGAATGAGAAAAAAAGAAGAATTTCCCAGTAAAAAACAAAACTCATAAAACTTATTTTTGTTTTGCATATCCTAATGATTTAAACGAAGCGTATGCTTTCTATTGTTCCAGATACAAAGATATATCATTTAAAGAATTTATGAATTTAGGAATTACTGAATTTCAAAGAAAGTTTAGTTTACCTGAAACAGAACCTTTATATAAGATAATAAAATCTAGAACAATTAATTTAGGAAAAATAAAAGACAAGAATGAAAAAAAATACTGGCAAGAACTAAAAAGAATTAATAGAATACCAGATGAATATTTATCTACACAAGAATTAATGTTAGATTTAAAGAATTTCACAAAGGAGAATAAAATTATATGATAGATGAAAATTTAAAAGAATTTATGAATAAAGTTGACATTAAAAATAAAACTATTGCAATTTATACAAATAAAGACAAAGGTTTAGTTTATCCTTTATCTGTTGCTACATTACTAACAAGAGTTGATTATTTAGAATTAACAAAAGAAGAATTAGAAAAAGCAAAATTTGAAAGAAAAGTAGATAAAAAAGATTATAAAATGTATGACTGCGAAAAACTAGTTCCTAAATATGAAATAACTAAAATAGAAGCAGATAAATTTGTAATTACTTCTAAAAAGGTAAAAGCTACTCATATATGGAATGTATCTAATCAAGCAGGAATACACCAAACTTTTGAAAATCAAGAAGATGCTTTTAAATTATGTGAAGAAATTAACAATAAAGTATTAGAAACATTAAAGGACTAATTTATGAAGTATTCAAATGTATTTTATGTCCCACATTTTAACATTATAGGTGGAATAGAAACATACATATACGAACTAGTAAAAAAATACAAAGATATAGATATAACAGTAGTATATAGTGATCCTACAAGTGATGTTAAACAATTAAACAGAATAAGAAAATATGCAAGAGTTATAAAAATAGGTAAAGAACCCATTAAGTGTCAAAGATTATTTGTTATGTATAAAAGTAATTTAGATTTATTCGAAGCTGATTATATTATTCAAATAACACATGCAGATTATAAAGCACAAAATCTTACACCAAATAAAGACACTAGAATAAACGAACATTATGGAGTAAGTAAAAGTGTTGCTGAAACATACAAGGAAATAAGTGGGCTAGAAACAAAAGTATGTTATAACCCTTTAACAATAGATAAACCTAAAAAAGTATTAAAGCTAATTAGTGCTACTAGACTTACTAAAGAAAAAGGTAAAGACAGGATGATTATATTAGCAAACGAATTAACAAAAAGAAAAATACCTTTTTTATGGTTAGTATTTACTAATGATAGAAATGCAATAGATAACCCTAATGTTATTTATATGCAACCTAGACTAGATATAAGAGATTTTATAGCAAATAGTGATTATTTAGTTCAATTAAGTGATACTGAAGCATGGTGTTATTCAGTTTTAGAAAGTTTATGTTTAGGAACACCTGTTATAACTACTCCTATACCAAGTTTTAATGAAATGGGTGTAGATAATGGTAAAAATGGATACATATTACCTTTTAATATGAAAGAACTCCCAATAGAAGATATATACAACAATATTCCAAGTTTTACATTTAAAGCACCAAAAGATATATATGATAAATTGTTAATAAATACACCTACAACATATAACCCTAATGAATTATATCAATGTAGGGCATTAAAAAGTTATTATGATGTATTATTTGGTATGAATATAACAAAAGGAAACCTATTACCTGAAAAGATAACTAAAGAACGTGCAGAAGAACTAATAAACAACCCTAAAGGAGCATTGATAGAATATGTATAAAATTATTATTATGTGTGGTGGGTATTATGATACATTTGAAAAACACAAGTCTTTAAGTGTTATTAATGGAGAACCACTTGTTGAAAGAACTATAAGATTATTAAAAGAAAATGGAATCAAAGACATATACATATCTTCTAATGAAAAAGGTTTTGAAAAGTATACTAATGTATTACACCATAAAAATACATTCAAAGTAATAAATGATAAAGTAGAAGGTTATTGGGTAGATGCTTATTATCCTACTACAGAACCAGTTATATATTTACATGGAGATGTATACTACACTGATGAAGGCATTAAGAAGATACTTAATCTTAACCCTACTCAAAATACATTCATAGGAAATGCAATAGCATTAAACAAAGAACACATGAATTGGGGAGAACCTTTTGGGTGGATAATACCAGAACCTAACAAGTTCTTTACTGCTATTGAAGAAACTAAAAGATTACAAGATGAAGGTAAACTAGAACGTGGGTATGCTATTAGTTGGGAATTATATAGAGTTCACTATGGTTTAGATCCTAACAAGATGTTTATTATAGATGGAACTTATCTAGTTCTAGACAATACCTACGATATAGATAAACCTTATCAAATAGAAGAATTAAACAATATAGTAAGGAGTTGATAAAATGCCATTTAAAAGTGAAACTCAAAGAAAATGGGCTTATACAAAAGAAGGAACTAGAGCATTAGGTGGTAAAAGAAATGTTGCTGAATGGGAAAAGGCAACAGGTAATAAGAAACTGCCTAAATATGCTCCTAAAGTAAAGGGGAAATAGTTATGGCTAACGAACAGAACCTAGTTTCTCTTGCAGATAGAACAACGAAAGAAAAACGAGAGATAGCAATAAAGGGTGGAAAAGCAAGTGGAGAAGTTCGTAGACAAAAGAAAACAATGCGTGAAACCCTAGAACAAATGCTAAATGAAGTAGCTAAAATAGAAGGAAACAACGATAAACTTACTTATAGAGAACTTGCTACTTTAGGACTACTTAAAGGTGCAGTAATGGGTAATAATGCTAATTATAAAACTATATTAGAAACTATTGGAGAATTAACTACTGATGGTTCTATAACAACCCCTACTTTAAAAATTGAAGTAATAGATAATAGTAATCTAGAAAGTAAAATGTATGAAGAAAATAAACATAACGAAAATGATAATGGATAATGACTTAAATAGTCAAGAAAGGATGTGTATATTAGGTATGAATTTCATAAAACAAACTAATGGACTTTATTTAATAGAAGGTTCTAATAATCGTATAGTTAATGAAAAAGAAAAACTTCAATTAGAAAATGATGAATTAGTATTAGAAGATATTAAATGCAATAAATGTGCTAAAGACATTACTAAAAAAGTAAGTAAGAATAAAAAACGTATCAAAGAAATAGAAGAAGTTGAAGTAAATGAAAATATCGAAGAAACAGAATCAGTTAAGGAATGATATTATTTCTCCTGATGTTCCTGAAATATATGTTATTGGTTCAACACAAAGTGGTAAGACTTTTATAATAGATGAAGCCACAATAGAATATGCTAAAGCATTATACGAGTATGATCCAAATAAACAATATTATGGTGCTATTATAGGATGGACTATTAGTGCATTAGATGGAAACATAGTAGAAGCATTTAAAATGCACTTATCAAAACTTGGTTTAAGAAATGGTAAAGACTATAATTTGGTATGGAAAAATGAAGAAAAGAGTTTATCTTTATACAATATTAAGTTTTTCTTTTCTGGTTTCAACAATGTAAAATCATTCAATAACATTTTAGGTAAACCATTAATATATATATGGGTAGATGAAGCTGCAAGAATATATAGTTATAAAGAACTACAACAAAGTTTTAAAGAACTAAATGGTAGACAAATGTCTTTTGCAGGACATCCTTATTTAAAAACTATTCACTCATCCAATGTAGAAGGTAGTGATAGACATCCATATAAACTAGAATACATAGATAGTAAACCATTTGCTAAACACTATACGTTTTTTCCTTATGACAACCCACTAATAGATACAGAAGATAAAATAAAGAAAGTTGTCAATATGTTCCCACCTGGTAGTTTAAGAGAACAAAAGGTATTCAATAAATGGGTAGTAGCTGAAGGAAAAGTATTTGATAGTTTAAATGTTATTGGAGAAATACCAAAGACATACACTATAAGAGAAATACATATAGGAATAGACTATGGTTCAGTAAACCCTACTACTTTTGTTCCTATAGCATTATGCTTAGACAATGAAACTAGAAAATGGAAATTAGTAAGACTAGAGTGTTATTATCACGATAGTAAAGTATTTAACGATAACCCTACTACTGAATACTACTCTACTCAATTAAGAATGTTTTTAATCTATTTAAAAGCACAATATCCTATGATACCAGTAAGAAGTATTGTAATAGATAGTGAAGCAAGTCATTTTGATAATAGATTAACTGTAGATGGTATACAACACGAAACAAGTAAAAAAGGTGCAGGAAGTGTTAATGCAGGAGTAGAATACTTACAAAGTTTATTCTACAAAGGACTATTAGAAATATTAAATAAAAAATCAATAACACATTTCTATCAAGATGGAAGGTATGAAGAATCAGGTAAAGATGAAAGTCTTATAGAATTTGATAGTTATCAATACGATAGAATTAAGAGTGAAAACGAAGGAACTAATGTTTACAAGAAAGAACTAGATCACTCAATAGATGCTACACGTTATTGTTTAGACCTAATGAAAGAAAGGGGACTAGCTCCAGTAGTATAATGAAAATTAAATGTAAAAAGACAAAAAGATTTTTAGTAGATATAGATATAGAATTATACTTAAAGAATTTACTTGCATTAGGAATAAAACAAGAAATACCTTTAAGAATAACTTTACCATGTCCTAGATGTCATAAGATAGAAGTATATGATATATACCAAGATAGATATGTGTTTATAGAAAATAAGGAGAAAGAATGATATATAAAGAAATAAAAAACATATTTAATGATACAAAGTATGGTTTAGTAGATATGACAATAGAAAGTGAATTTCAAGTGGAATATTTAACAATGAAGTTGTTTCATAAACCAACAGGTTCAACAATAGAAATAAAGATGAATACATTAGACATAACAGATATAGAACAAATAAAAGAAATAGTAAAAGAAATGTTAAACATGTCATAAAATGTCAGTAGATATGTATTATAATTATAATTGATAAGAAGAAAGTGCAAAATTAAGGACTGTAAAAAGTCGCTTATCAAGGCATACAAAGGAGAAAATTGTATGTCTTTTTTTCGTAGTAAATGGAAAATGCACTTATATCTTAATGGAATATATGTAGGTAAAACTACAATAAAACCAAACGAAAAACCACAGGATAATGTATACTTGGTTCATTTTTGGTTTAAAAAACAAATATTCAAGTCTAACCATGTAAAGAGTGTAATACACCCTACTAGACTTCTTTTCAATGATGATAAGAAAAAGATAACAAGTTGGGCTTTTGAATACGAGAAAGGAGCTGAATTATAATGACAGGCAAAATTAAACAAGCACAAATATTTCAACCACCTTTTATATCAGTTAAAGCTAAAGTGGTTATGCCAGGAACAACAAATGGCAAACCTAATATAAAATATCAAGATGAATATGTAGTAGCACCTTCTGCTAAAAAGATAGCAACATACATTAAAAACCAATTATTTGGTAGTGAATTATTTACTCAAACAGAAGGTATGGAAATAAATTGGTTAATGCCTACTTTAAGTGAAGCATTAGAAAAAGCAATATACCAAACTGAATCATTTATCTATTTACATAGTTATAATGACAAAGTTTATTTAGAATGCTTATACAAAAACGAAATACACGATTTAGTTCAAATATTCGACCAATTTAAAGAAGGAACTATAGTTCAAGAATATGACTATGATGAAGATACATACGAACTACATAGACACATTGTTATTACTGGAGATGGAACTTCAACAGTTGAATATAAAGCATTCATAATAGAAAACAACAAATCAAGAGAAATAACAATAGATAAGTTCAATAGTTTATTCAATACTGAATACGAAAGAGTTGAAAATAAACCTTATGAAGTAGTAGTAAACATAGATACAGGGCAAGACTTTTTTAAAGATAGTAAGAAACTATTAACAGAAGAAATGACTGTAATAAATACTATTGCTGAAGAAATAGAAAAGACAAAGACAAGAATTGCTACAAGTCAACATTATATGACTGGAGATATAGCTACAAGTTGGCAACCACATGGAACTACATACGATATAAAAACTATTGATGTAGGAACATTACAAGATTATTTTGTATTAATGCCAGGAGATAAGGATCATCAAGTATTCCAATTCTTACAAGGAGATGTAAGAACTCAACAATATGAAGAAACATTCAAGTTCTATGATTATCAAGTAATACAAATGGCAGGTTTAAGTCCAGCAACATTTGGATATGAAAAAGATAGATATATGAATGTATTAAATGTAGACTTATCTGCTAACAATAGTGAAATGACAATAGAAGCAATTAAACGACAACTAGAACCACAAATAAACAGATTAATAGAAAACATTATAAGACTACAAACTAGTCAAGAAATTACTATTAATGCAATTCCTAGTGATATTCAATGGGACTATGGAGCAAATGAAAGAATAGATGATATGAAGAAAGTTGAAATCATTAGTGAAATGCAAAAAGCAATGAGTATTCCATATTCAATAAGAGCAAAAATACTTCAACCTATTATTAGTAAACTTGCTAAAGAAGATATAACTGATGAAGATATTACTAAAGCATGGAATGAAGAAGAAAATAAAATGAATATTGAATTTGGAGAATTGTAATGTTTAAAGAAATAGATGAAAATCAAGTCTATGAAGAATTTGAAAATGCTCTTGCTGAAGCTATTGCAATATATGGAACAGTAGAGAATATAGATTATCCACAATTAAATATCTTTATAGAAGATAAAGTGTGGAACTCTTTAGTTAAGTATACGAGAATGGAACTTACTACTAAAGAAAAGTTCTTCGATAGTTTATATAGACAAGTTCCTTTAGAAGAATACACAAAAGGAATATACGAACTATGGGGAAACATAGATCATAGTGATATGACTAAAGCAATAGAACAGTTGCAACGTATGGTTATACAAAAAGACTTTCGAGATGCAGAAATGTATGGAGATAAAAAAATAACTACACGTTCTATAAAGTTAGAGAATAGTTGGAGAAACTATCAACTAACTAAAGAAAACATGTATCCATTAAACCCTGAAAGAGATTTCAAAAAAATGGAAACACGTTATATGAATAGACATATAAAGTTATATGAAAATACATTGAAACGTTTTCAACATAGTGAAGATTTATCAAATGACTTATCAAACTTTATGAAAACGTATGACAAATTAGATAAGACAATACCTTACTATAATCATCATACTGGAGAAATTCAAAGGTATGTAGATGTATCAACATATAATTCAATGTTATACAATGTGAATCTAACTCGTAGTGCATGGAACAGGTCGTTCTATGATGCTATGTTGTTAGATAATCATTTATGGTATTTACCAGCCCACATGTTTGCTTGTCCTGCATGTGCTTATTATCAAGGTAAAGTATATACTGATTTACCTGGAGATACTAGGTATCCAAGTATAGAAATACCTTTAAGTGATGGTGTAGGACATCCTAACTGTAAACACGTATGGCTATCTTATTGGGGAGAAGAACAAATTCAAGAAGATAGATACAACAGTGAAGAATGGGATGAGAAATATCAAAATAAACAAAAAATACAAAGTCTTGATTTACAAAAGTCTAGATTACTTGCAGATAGACGTATCTACAAAGAACTAGGACAACAAGACTTGGTAGATAAAACAACATCAAAGATAAAAACAATACGTGGAAAAATGAAAGAGCTAGATGCTCTAATATAGACCTGCCGAATGTCTATAAACTAGACAAAGGTATACCTATTTTGCACTTTCTCTAAATAATTCTAGAAAAAAGGAGAAAAAAATGGATATTAAAAAGTATATCAAAAACAAAGATATTGAAATCAATGAAAATGATTTTGATATTGAAAAACTAGAAAAAGATTTACGAAAAGGATATGAGTTATCTAGTGAAGTAGATGACAAAATCAAAAATGCAGTAGAAGAATACAAAAAGACTTCTAAAGCAGATTATGACAAGTTAAAAGGAGAATATGATTCTTTACAAACAAGTTTCACTGATTATGAAAAAAGGAATGCTGATTTAGCAGAAAGAAACAAGACTTTATCACTTCAAAACGTAATGGTAAAAGAAGGTTTTAAAGAAGAAGATTTCAATGACATTAGTTCAATGAGATATTCAATGTATGCTGAAGAAAAGGATGACTTAAAAGCAATTCAGGGAATAAAAGAAAAATTCAAAGATACATATTTCCCTACACCATCTACAGAACCAGTTAAACCAAAGAATGATTTACCATTAAACAATGGTGTAGTTCAACCTACTCAACCTAAAGTAAGTCGTTTAACTAGTATTAAAGACATTATGAATAAAAAATAAAGGAGAGATTAAAAATGATAGAAGAAATCGGTTTAGATTTACAAGCATTCGTAAAAAGAGTTTATGAAGATGTATTATATCAAAGTACATTCTATAACTTTTTAAACCCTGCTTACATAGGGGCATTAAGACAAACAGGAGCACCAGTAATTGAAGTTGCTAAAACTGATGTGTTAAATGTAAATGTAAGAAGAACAAAAGAAATTCAAAATGCACTAGATCCAGCATTAGTATCTTATAGTCATACAATGGTAGACTTAACTGAATTACCAATGGACTATTCTGTAAGAGTTCCAGTAGTAGTTTCAGGAAGTGATATTGCAAATGCTATTCAAAGTGCTGTTGATTTAGAAGATAGTGCTATAGCACAAGCTATTGATAATTATGGATATGGAAAACTTGCTGCTGCTACAGGAATTGAAGAATCAGCTTGGGCTCCAGCTACTAAAGAAGATTATATTTCTGCTTTAAATGGTTTAAGAGCAAAATTATTCAATAAGAAAATCACAGGAGATTATCGTTTAGGTTTAGGTGCTACTGAATATGCTAACCTAGTATCTGCATTAACTTCAGTATTAAAATTTGAAACACTTGCAGGTAGAGATGGTGTAGACATGGGAGAAATAGCAAGAGTATATGGAATTAGTATATTCGAAATCAATGACAATGTTATTGGAAATGCTATTGGATACTTCTTCAACCCTATCGCAGTAGTTGGAGATACATTCTTCAGTGCATTCGTTCAAACAGCAAGTGATATTCGTTATCCTGGATATTATTGTATTTCTGGAAACCAAATGTTTGGTGCAGAAGTTGTTAGACCAGAAGCAATTATTCGTTTAGTTAGTGAAGTATCAGCTTAATTAGAAAGGGGGTCTATATATGACTTTCTTTTCAATACAAGAATTTAAAGATAAATATAATAAAGATGTTGAAAATTACCAAATAGAAATGGCATGTGAAATGATATATTCACAAGTAGGTTTACGTTATCGAAACCCTAATTGGCAAGTAGATAACGTTCCTACTGCTATAAAAAATGCAAGTATGGAACAATTACGTTTTATGCTAGAATACGATATTCCTTTAATAGACTATAAAGAGAGAGTAAAAGCAGGAGATATGGAATCTTACCTATCAAGTGATTATTCTACTCTATCTTTAAGAATGTTAGGGAATGCAGGTTATCTTAATCGTGGAGTACCAATAAATTACAATATGGGTTTAAAAATACCATTCTAATATGTTTAACGTTAATGGAATGTCAGCAACTTTAATAAAACATAATCGAGTAGTAGAAGGTGTAAGCACTGGAATATGGGATGATGAATATACTTCAACAGAAAGTATAGTTCTATGTCCTTATAACCAAGATGTTCGTGTTGCTTTTGGAGTAGACACAGTACCTGAAGCAGAAGGTTATTTTATAGTAAAGAATACCACTGACATAAAAGAAGGCGACCAAATAGAATTTAATGGAGAAACTTATAGTGTAATTAAGGTAAAAGATAATTGGATATGGAATAAAATAGCTAATTTCACTATAGCAGTAAAATAATGGAAATAACATACGAATTCCAATGGAATAATAAAGTCTTAAATGGACTTCAAAAAATTCCTGATGATATTTTATATACGATAGCAAGACAAACTTTAGATAGAAGTTATCCTTTAATTCCAATGAGTAATCTTGTAAACCACAAAGGAACATTAAGAAGAAGTTCTATAGGTGGTGGTGTAAAAGGTAGTAGTGGGGACTATTATATAGGTTCTTATACAAATTATGCTTCAAGAGTATGGAGTATGCCTGAAAGCACAAATTGGACTACTCCTAGAACTAATAATAAGTGGTATGCTAGAACGTTAAATAAATATGGTAAGACAATTATTGATAATGCAATAAATAAGTCTTGGAAAGAAGATATGTAATGAAAAATCTAGTATTAATTTCATATTTACAAAGTCTATTTAAAGATTATTTAGTGAAAGCTGAATTTTCTACCAATGATGAAGATAAACGTGTAATTGTAGTTCAAGAACAAGCAGGACAAAAAGTAGTATTCTTTGGAGATATAGATCCAATGTTTAATTACTTTCAAGTAAACATATATGGGCTATCAATAAGAGAATGTTATGAAAGTTCTGTTGTAATAGGAAATTTAATAGGAAAACATGTCATAGTAGATTATGGTAATGATAAATATCAAATTATATTTAAACAATATTCAAACCCACAAGCTATAGAGTATATGGATATACGTAGAGTTGGTTATAGTGCTACTCTACAATGTATTATAAACAAAATAGCATAAGAAAGGAGAAAAATATGTTTTTCGTAACAAATAGAGATGTAATTAAAAATTTTAGTATAAATACAGGAACTACATCAAGTCCTACTTATACTGCATTATGTTCTACAAGTGAGTTATCACTTACAACAGACTTTAATGAAAAAACTTGGTATGACTTCTGTAGTGCTATTGAAAATGCAATAATTACAGGTGCATCAGTTTCATTAGAAGGAACAGTTAAGATAGACATAAGTAATGCTGCAATTCAAAAAGTTTTAGGAGATATACATACACTAATTTCTGCTGGAACAATAAGTCAATTTAATAACCAAATGATTAAATTTGATTTATTAACAGGAGTAAATAATTCAGTTTTAGAATATACTACTTATACTTGTTATGCAAACATCACTTTAAGTGATTTAGGTGGTGCTGCTGAAGATGAAGGAGAATTCGGTATAACTGTTAAAATTATTGGAACTGGAACAGTAGTAAGTGCATAATAAAAAAAACTCTTAAAAGGGTTAAGGGGAAAAGAAAACCCTTAATCTTTTTTTAATATATAGAAAGGAGTGAAAATATGAATAATGCCAATGGTGGAAACATTTTATTTCACTTTAAAGGAGATTCAAGTGATTTAAAGAAAACAACAAGTTCATTAGGAAGTATGACAAAGTCTATTCTTGTAGCAACAGGAATAACAACAGCACTTTCAACAGCATGGAACATGGTAAGTTCTTCTACAGATGATGCTATAGATAGATTCGACCAATTAAATGCTTTCCCAAAAGTAATGAAATCATTAGGTGTAAGTGAAAATAAGGCAGCAAAATCAGTAAAAACATTAAGTGATAGACTTAAAGGGCTACCTACTACACTAGATCAAGGTACAAGTGCAGTTTCACGTTTTGTTGCTAAAAATGGAGATATAGAACGTTCTACAGAAATGTTTTTAGCAGTAAACAATGCTATTTTAGCAGGTAATGCACCTATGGAACAACAAGCAATAGCATTAGAACAAATTACTCAAGCATATTCAAAAGGTGAACCAGATATGATGGAGTGGAGAGCTCTAATGACTGCTATGCCAGGACAACTTAAACAAGTTGCAAAAGCAATGGGTTATGTGTCAACAGATGATTTACACGATGCTTTAGTTAAAGGTTCTGCTTCTATGGATGAATTTATGGATGCCATAATGAGATTAAATACTGAAGGAGTAGATGGCCTAGATTCGTTTGAAGTTGCTGCTAAAAATGCAACAGGTGGTATAAAAACAGCAATGACAAATATGAAAACTGCAGTTGTTCGTGGTGTATCTAATGTAATTGATTCTATAGATAAAGGACTTAAACAAGGTGGTATCGAAGGTGGTATCAATGAAATAATCAATAAGATAGGTTCTGGTTTCGAAGAAGGTCTTACTGAAATAGGAAAAATGTTTGGAGAAAATCTAGGAAAACTATTAAATGGAGAAATAACAGCAGAAGAATTTACAAAAAATATAACTACATTCCTATTAAATGGTTTAACAAAAGGAATAGAACTTTTAACAGAACAAATTCCTACAGTAGTTCCTATTATAGTAGAAGCATTAATAGGAATAATAAATGCTATAAGTGATTCACTTCCTACATTAATACCTGCTTTAGTAAATTTAATAATGGCTCTTGTAAATGCTTTAACATCAGATGAAATAATGACAGAGCTTGGAGAAGCAGGAGTAAAACTTGCAATAGGTTTGTTTAATGGTTTACTAAAAGGAATAGAAAATATGAGTAAAGATGAAGAATTCACTCAAACTCTTACAGAAACATCACTAGGTAATTTAGCAAATACATTTATTTCGTTTGGTGTTCCTGTATTTACACGAATGGGACGTTCTCTTATGGTAGGACTATACATGGGAATAATGGAAGCTCTAGGTTTTGATGAAGATACAAGAAATGCAGTAAGAGCAGAACTTCAAGGTTTTATCGATAAACCATTAGAATTCTTATATAAAGTAGGTAAACAAATAATAGAAGGTTTATATAATGGTATTCTTGAAGCATTAGGAATTAAAAAACCAGGAAAAGACATAAAAAAGAATGTTAAAGATAATGTAGGAAGTAATTCAAGCAATTGGTTATATAATGTAGGTAAAAATATAGTTCAAGGTTTAATTAATGGTATTACTTCTTTATATTTCCCTTTGGTATCAGTAGCTAATCAAATTGCAAATATAGTAGGCAAAGTAATAGCTCAAAAAAATAAAATTCATTCTCCTTCACGTTTAATGGAATGGTATGGAGAAATGATGGGAGAAGGATATATTTTAGGACTAGAAAATATGAAAGATGCTTTAAACAAAACAGCAATAGATACTTTCTCAATAAGTCCACAATTAGCAAATTCTATGTCTTTAAATAATTCTCCTAATATTGTAGTAAATAACAATATAAGAAGTGAAACAGATCCATTAGGACAAACAGTAAGTCAAATAAAAACATTCGCAAATGGAGCTAAAAATGACTATAACTATGGAATGGGAGTGTAGACAATGTTAAAAATACTAATCAATGAAGAAGAAGTATGTGTTAATCAAAACTTTACAATTACACAACACATGTTAAACACTCCTTCTGTTATCTTAAATAATGTTTATCCTAAATCTTGGTTAAATGATTTAGATTATACTTCTAGATTTTATCATCCTTTAGATTATTCAAAATGTAAGATAATAGATGTAAATAATGGAGAAGAAACACTTATATTTTGTGGAATAGTAAAAAATAGTGGAAATATATCTTTAAACCCTAGAGAACCACATTTTTCTACATTACAAGTGTTAGATTTTAAAGACTTTTTATCAACAGGAGAAACTTTTGATTATGTTATATACCAAAAGACAATTACACAGGCAATACAACAAGTTATTGATTCAATAAGTGAATATGGTTTTGTTTTAGGAAATATAAATATATTAAACCCTAATGATATAATAGGAGCTTATTCTACAAAAGATAAAACTGCTTATGATGTATTCAATTATATAGCAGATATAACACAAAGTAGATGGACTACAAGAATGATAAATGAAAATCAAGTTGCAATAGATTTCTACGATCCTACACTAATGACACAAGGAACTACAATAGAATATACACAAGAATTTTTTGAAAACAATTTAATAGATAATATGAAATATTCTTATGGTACAAATAACTATCGTAATAAACAAGTAATGACATCCAATAAAGTAATAGGAAACGCACAACAAACACAAATCTATTATTGTAATGGATATAAAACAGACTTTATAACTTATTTACCTATTGCTTCAATAAATTCAATAAAAGTAAATGGAGTTTCAAAAACATTTATAACTGATACTGAAAAATCTTTAGGAATAAATGCCGATTTTTATTATTCAGTAGATAATAATGTATTTCAAAGTGAAGATACTTACCCTTTAAGTACACAAATAGAAATAAATTATACACCAGTTGTTTTAGGTAGACAAATAATTACAAATGATATGGAAATATCAAGAGTTCATAATACCATAGGAAGAAAAGGAACTATATCAAGATATGAAAATCGAAATGATGCAACTACTCTTGAAGAATTACAAAAAATAGGAGCAAGTTATATAAAATATAAAGGTACTCCTGAAATAATATTAACAATAGAAAGTCGTTCTAATACATGGGATGTAGGACAAAGAGTTCAATTTGATGCACCAATAGATGAATTAACTACAGAATATATGGTAAGAACTAAAAAAATAAATTATATAAGTGATGAAAATCAATTATTTTATACATACGAATTGATATCATCATTTAATAGTGAAACTGAAATAAACTATTTTGATAATCAACGTGCAAAAGCACTAGGAAACATAAAAGAAGGTCAATATATAGATAGAAATATAGATATAGAAAATACAGCAACTATAATATTTTATGATTTTGCTGCTACTGAAATATCGTAAGGAGTTGATAATATGACAGAAGAATATAAAAAAGATGTATTAGATTATATGACTGGTAAATTAACTCCAGGAACACAAACACAAAACCAATTTAGAGATAATGAAACTATACAAAATAATTTAACACAAAAATTAGCAGAAAAAGGAATAACAAATATAATTTCAGCTATGAATGTTCTAACTAATGATTTTTCTTCAAACTATATTATTTATGGATGGCACGAAACAACACAATATACTTATAAAACATGGATAGCAATATTAAATGAAAAAGGAGAAATTTTAGATATTCTTACGACTTATGAAAGTGGAACACCAATAGAATATATAGATGTTCTAGAATATGATGAAAATGGTTATATTTATGGAATAGATGAACCTTCAGGGCAACCTTATTATAGAATAATACAATTAAATAATATTGCAGTTCCTATTGGTAATAATTACGTATGTAGATTACGTTCAAGTTATTATATAAAAGTAGATGGCTTTACACCACCTTTTACTATATATGGAGAAGGAACGTCATGTATCAAAAAAATTCCTGGAGAAGCAGTATATTATATATTTGGAGATAAACAAATATCTTCAGGATCTGCAGACCGAGATACATGTCTTATTAGATTTAGCAATATAGTAGGAATGCCTGTAGAATGGAATACATATATAGGAGAAAATATAAGTGATGCTGGTATAGAAGCTGTTGATTTTGTTATAACACCTGGAGAAACACCTACATTAGATATTTATTATTATTTATCAAATAATATTGCAGTGTTAAGACATTCATACTTTGATGGAACTTCTTTAACTCAAAAAACAAGCATAACTATTCCTAACTATATGACAGATATAAAAGTGGAAAATATTAATACTATATATGTAGCATGTAGAAAAAAGAATAATGATGATTCTTATACAATAGAAGTATATAAAATAGTAAATAATACTCCTACTGTAATATCAAGTTATACTTCTAATGAATTTACACAATATCCAGAACATTATTTAGAAATTGTAAATGGAATAATATTTTCTAAAGCAATGCAAAGATCATCAACTATCCCTATAATTATATGTGGAGCTTATTATGACAATAAGTTCATAAAAACCCAAACATATAAAATTACAAATGAGACATTGTTTTATACAGACTGTCGTATTCAAAATAATTTCAATTTATATAAATTTATAATTCAAACTAGCAATAATGTTTTACATCCATCAATAGTAATTTACGATAATCAATATAGTGGTAGTAGTTATCAAAACTATAACTCGTTGATTCCAGCACATAGTGAAATTTATTCAAATGGATATATACAATTTGCAAGGGATCTATATAATAAACAAGTATTTGAAAATCAAACTTTAGCAGTTGTAAATGTTCCATTCAATTACTTAAACGATATGACATTAAACCCTACTAATTTATTAGGTCAAACAATGACAACATTAGTAAGTGATAAAAGAGATATAACAAAAAACAAATATGAGAATGTATATATAAACTTTTTAAATAAAATAAATGTAATAGATGAAGATACAGGAGAAATATATCCTTTAACAGCAAATTATATAAATAAAAATATAAATGTAGGAACATCTACAAATTATAATATTTCTAAATTAACAAAAGTGAAAATCAACTTTTCTACACCACAAATAATAAGTATAAATTGGACTAAATATTATAGTTATTATAAAACAACATTTGAAGTGCAAATAGAAGATGAAATACCAACTTCAATAGATTTTATAAGTGAAGATGAAACAACAACATATATAACAAAAGAATATCATTTTCACAAAAATAAAAATTATATGATAAGTGAAAAAGTAAGAATAGGAGAATCATTACAAAGAGAAGAATTAATGTATAATAACCAAAATGTATTATACGATAATAATCAAGTAATGGTATATGAAAAGGAGTGATAAAAAAATGGCAGTAAATTTAATAGATAATGAAGAAATACATGTAAATCAAGATGGAAGTGATATAACATTAGAAATTCAAGCAGATGCTTTAAAAAATGAAGATGTAGTAGTAGGCAGTATTAGAAGTAAAAATATGTTAAACCCAAACGAATTAATGATTGGAACTGTAAGTGCTACTAATGGAAGTTATAGTTATATAGATTATGTAGTAGTATCAAATTA